TTCAACCGGAACTGCCGCAAAAAATACTAAGGATTTTTTTACAAAACATTTTCTTAATTATGTTCCAGTTGTGGTGCCAGTTGGAGAAAAATCTAAAGATTATTACTTAGATCGTAAATGTGATATGTATGGCACAGATCGCTCCGGTTTAGCATCTAATAGAATTGGTTTTAAAAATCCGGAACAACATGTGATCCTTCCAGAAATTATTTCAAAAGAACCTCTTGGTCCAGTAGTAAAATATGGAGATCAACAATGGTCTGATATTGTAAGGTGGACAATATATGTTCTGTTCATTGCAGAAGAAATGGGATTAAATTCAAATAATATATCTAAATTTAAAAATAATATAGATCCAAGTATACAACGATTTATGGGCGAATTAAATGGTAATGATCATCCTCATCTAGGGGCTAAATTAGGATTAGATGCTACATGGGCATATGAAGTTATTAAACAAGTTGGAAATTATAAAGAAATATATGAAAGAAATCTTGGTGAAAATACACCTCTAGCTCTTAAACGTGGGCTAAATAAATTGTACACTGAAGGTGGTTTATTATATGCACCTCCATTAAAATAGGGAAAAAATGCCAGATGAATTAGTCGATAAAATGTCAAATGAAATAGCCGCAGCAGAAGATAACTTACGAATATGGACAGAAAAATATGAAATGGAAGTTAGGCGTGAAGCAGTGACTGCACAAGCGGATGCAAAGATGGCACTTGACGCGGCAAAAATAAGATTAGAGAAGTTGACAGCACAATATAAACCAGAATATTTAACTAGGTTTGAAGCACTTCCAGTTCCACCAAAGTTTAAGCCACCATTGCCTGTAATACCAGAAGAAATTAAAAAAGAAATTCTACCAAAGGTAACCAGAAGTAAGAAGAAAAAGAAAAAGTGAGTTAATAAAATATAAACATTATAATTAAAAAAGGATGATATGTCTTGGATTGGGAATATAATTAAAAAAGTTTTTAAAAATGAAGGTTTAAAACAACCAGAACCTGAACCTAAAAAAGCTGAGAAAAAAGTAAAAAAGAAAAATTTGAAAAGTATGACAAAAAAACAATTAGAGTCATACGGTAGAGAATTAGGTGTCGAATTGGATAGACGACATAATAAAGCTAAATTAATTGCACGACTGGAAGAGGCGGTTGCAAATTAATAATACAATAAAAGAGTATTGGCGCGATTGGGCTGCACTCGTTTATTTGTTTATCTGCTTAGTAGATTTTTTTGTAGCGCCTTTGATATGGAACTTAATGATGGCGGAATATTGTGACACACATGATTGTATAAAAGAAGGTGTAACACGATGGATTCCTTTGACACTTGAAAGTGGCGCCATGTTTCATCTTTCATTCGGAGCAATCCTTGGTGCAACGTCATTTAATAAACATAAAGAGATTCACGCTAGCACTAAGTCTACTGATACTTAGTGGATGTGCTGAAAATAAAACTGATTCAAATAATGATCTTGATAGTGGAGATAAATCAAATCTACCAGTCACAATATCATCTCTGATTGAACACGCAGAGTATTGTAAAGTAATTTACGATAGTGGTGGTAATCAAAAAGATGAAGTTGCATTTGATGTAAAACAAGATAGTGGAATAACAATAATTATTATTAGGGGCACTGCCAATGCAGAAAATGTCCAATCTGATATTGATGTAAGATTAGTAGATGATGCAGTCACAGGAATCAAACTTCATAAAGGATTCAGAGATGCGTCTTTAGGTGTTATGGAGATTATTGATAGAGATCATACAGTTGAACATACTGTACATATTACAGGTCACAGTTTAGGTGGAGCTATTTCACAAATAATAGGAATGTGGCTTCATAAAAGAGGTCACAATGTTCAAATCTATTCTTACGGATCACCAAAAGTTACTTATCAAATTATGTCTGGAGGACAGCCCACTCATTGGCGTGTGGTTCGTCTTAGCGATCCTATCCCTTTTACTCCTCCCTGGCCTTATGCTCATACCGGTCTTTTTATAGATAGTCAGACTTTAGATTGGGGTCCAGATAATGATAATGGATTAATTTCTCAAACAGATGGCTTGACTCACGCCATAGCAAAATATGTGGAAACATTGAAAGCCGCTCAATGAAGGGTGAAGAAAGACCTTACTTAAAAAAATATGGAATAGAAGAAAAGGTTAACCCATTTGAAAACATTCCAGAAGATAGAACAGCCGTAGATAACATTTTAAGAGTGAATCACGGTAATCAAATGAGATTAAACTTGATGGCTGATGCTAAAGCTAATATTATGATTACTGTTTCTTCTATTGTTTTTTCAGTCACTATAGCTAATTTAGATAATGAAATAATGAAATGGCCTTTAATAACATTTGCAGTTGGAAACTTTTTTACATTATTATTTGCCATATTTGCAATTATTCCAAAAACAGCTTATCCTAAGCTACCACATTCCAATGAAATTGATAGAAAATCGCCTTGGTTTAATCCTTTATTTTTCGGACATTTTGCACATATTGATATTGATGAATATAAAAAAGATTACGCAGAAAAATTGTTGACTGATGATAAAATATATGATACTATGGTAGGAGATATATATGGCCAAGGAAAAGTACTTGCACTTAGTAAATATAAGTATCTCAAATGGTCATATAATTGTTTTCTTGGAGGGATGGCATCAGCAATGGCAGTTTTTGCATTACAAGGGGCTGCAGCAGATTTTATATTAGAGTATGGATTATGGTTAAAAGATATTATATTTGAGGAAATATCATTTACTTTTGATGGACTGAGAGAAGTAGCCTGTCAAATAAGTACTCCATGTCGACAGAAATATAACTTATAAATATGATATACAGATAACTTTATGGAACGTATAAATGAGTATATTGAATAGAAGTAAACGTCAAGGTGACGATAAAATAAATACTGTTAAGGAATTGATTATTACATCAGAAGATAAATTATGGGAAAGTGATCCAATGAAAGCATTGACATTTGAAGGTACGGAACGTCGCAAAAAATTGAACTGGTGGACAAGAACATTTTTATCCATTGTTATAGTTCTTACTTTTTTATTCTTAGTGTGGTTACTCTTTATGGAGGACCTGCCTGATGCATCTCGCGATTTAATAAATATAATGACCGGGGCGTATGTGGCGGTACTCGCCAAAGCAACGGACTACTGGTTCAAAGATAAAGATGATCCAGAACACAAAGAAACAGAACGAGAATTAGCAAAAGATGCTAGCGTAAGCTAATAAATTAAAATCTAAAAAAAGTAAAGCTATGTCTTTAGAAAAAGAAAATTTAGAGGCCCATGTTGACTTATGTGCGGAGAGGTACCAGCGCTTGGAAGAAAAGTATCAACTGCTGAAAGATACTATTGATAAAAGTAATACGGTTATTCACGAAAGAATTTCCAAAATGAAAGATAGTATGGACGAAATGAAAGCATTATCAATAGAACAACATTTTAAACTAAATAGAATAATAATAACTACTGCTGTTGCTGTTATAGGTACTATTGTTGCCGCAGTTATTCAACAGTTGATCCATAATTAGGTTAATATGTTAACATTGATTGATATAATAGAAGAAGAACTAGATGAATTATTAGAGCTTGAAGAAGATCTTGCTGAAGATGGTTTAACTTTAGAAGATTTCTATGAGTGGACTGATCAATTAGATGAAAAAGAATCCCAAGCAAATTATATTAATAGAATGAAAAAATTGGGTAGAAAAGCCAGACGTATAAACAAGTTATCTTCAACGAAAAGAAAAAAGAAAAGATCTCAATTAAGACGAAAGACTGCTGCTAAGATTCAAAAATCAGCCCTACGTAAGGCCCAAGGTGATGTAATACCAAAAGCAGTAATGAAGGCTACAGGTACTGGTGGAATGATTAAAAGAAAAAGATGGAAAGAAATGAAAAAGAAAATGGTTGATAGAAAGAAAGTAGTAAAAGCCCGTGAAGTTAAAAGAGGCGAACCCGCAAGGATGAAAGCAGCCCGTAGATCAATGGCCAAACGAGGATAAATATGCATCATATTTCAGTAAAAGAAAAAATTGAACATACAAAGTCATACAGTTCTGATGGTGGAAGAAATGTTCGTAAAGTTATAAAAAAAAGAATTGTTTCCCGAAGAAGGACCGCAGTCACAGAATCAGGTGCTGAATTATTGAAAACCGCTCCAAAAGATGAAAACGGTCAAACCAATTGGAAAAAAATAATGAATAGCTAAATGCCAAGTACACATTATCTCGGAAATCCAAAATTAAAATCTGCTAATGTTCCAGTAGAATTTGCTGAAGAAGAATTAGCTGAGTATATAAAATGTCAAAGTGATCCTGTATATTTTATTAAAAAATATGTAAAGATTATTCATGTTGATAAAGGCTTAGTGCCTTTTGATCTATATTCTTTTCAAGAGAATATGGTAGAGACATTTCACGACAATAGATTCGTGATTTGTAAGATGCCACGACAGTCTGGTA